TGTCAGGGTCGAGGTAAAGCTACTCGTCGTGCCCGCCGATGCGGTGAAAGACGGACCCGCCGGGTGAACATAACCCGCAGCGCCCGCACCCCAGGTTCCCGCAGAGCCCGAGTTGGGAAGCTGGCCGAAGGCTTCTTCCTGCTTGTTATACCAGAAGATAGAGGACACGCCCGTGGCGTAGTAGGCTTGCCGCCCGGTATCGACGGGGAGGCTGGGCAAAATATCCTGAGTTGCGCCAAGATTCAGGTTGTCGCCCACAAAAATTGTGCCCGCAGCCGATGCTACGGGGGCGGGCGTAAAGAGAGGCTCCCAAATCTTGCGATGGACCTTCTTACGGAGATTGAGCGTCAGCGACATGTGTCAAACCTGAATGTTTGCGTAGATATGTTGCGGCAAAGATGCCGGATGATACTGTTGCGATTGCGCAACAACAAGTTGCGAGTTTGCACTGTTCGACGGCGAAAGGTTGCCCACGGAAGTATGTGGTGTGCCGCTCGCGATCTGAGCAAGGTTTACCGCCGCGTTGGTCTGAATCGTTACCAGAAGGTCCGCCGCCGCTTGGCTTCTGACCGTAAGCGCACCTACGCCAGCCGCCGATCCAAGTTGCCACACCGACCGCAAAACCGTTGCAATGATGTTAAGCAATTCCTGGGTATAGGCGTTTTCCTCCACCACGGACCGAACCAACATGGCAAGTTCATTGCCAACCGGATCGGATGCCGAACCCTGGACGTCGCCCTGATTTACCCCATCACCGCCAAGCGCAAGCTTGAGGCGCTGAAACAGCACCCCGCCAATGTCGTCGGCGGCGACCGTTGCGCCAACCCCAGGTGTATAGCCTACGTTGTCAGCCACAATTCTCTCCTTACGACAGCGTTATCGCAGCGCCCGTGAAGTCCACGGTGAAAGTCTCCGTGTTCGCCATCGTGATGCTGGAGCCATAATCCCACCATCCAACAAGCGGGTCGCTTGCAACGGTGTCGTCGTAAAGAACGACATAGCGAAACGGACCCACACTCCCCGATGCCGTCATAACCAAGTCGGCAAGCACAAGCGTATAGGTTCCCGATGTCTGCGAAGAACTTGTAGTTGAGACGTTGCGCGACGACAGGTTGGTGTAGGAAATCTGCGTAATATCCGCCAGAACGCTATTCGACGCGATGGGCGCACTGTTTGTCAAGGCAATGACAAATTGGTCGGAGGCAAGATTTGCCGCCTCCACCATTGTTTCGGCCCATGCGTTGAACTTGTTATATGTAGCCATTGCTCACCTATTGGATGCTTGGGCGCACGATTTCGACGCCAACGGCGCGTCCATCGGGGCCACGAATGAGACGCTTGGGCGCGGTCAGTTGCTCAACGGCATTGTCCAGCCGGTCTACAATCTGGGATTGGCGATCAAGCATGTCGTTGTAGGTAGCCGAAATGACTTCCATAACTTGCTTAAGCGTCTCGCCAATGTCCTCCATCGCCGTCTTGTTGTCCTCAAGCAGCGGCACATCAGCCCCAGGATTGGCCCCAATCCGCGCCACCATGATCTTGGTATCCGCGTCAAGCCGCGCCTTGGAGTTCTCAAATTCCTCTTTTTGAGCCATTTCTTGCATCTTCATTTGTGCATCAAACTCTTGCTTTTGACGCTGAAGATCCATCTGCATTTGCAGTTTCATTTGCTCAATCTGCGTGTCGGCCTGGATTCGAGCCTGCTGCATTTGGGAATCTAGCTGCATTTTCATCTGAGCGGCCTGTTGGTCGGCCTGCATCTTCATTTGCGCGGCCTGCTGCTCTGCCTGCACCTTTATCATTTCAGGGTCCGGTTGCGGGTTTTGGGCTTGTTCGGCCTGCCTTTGCTCAAGCTTTTGCAGCGCCGCGTCAATCGTACCCTCAATGGGCCGGGCCTGCTTGAAAGACGACACGGCGAACCGCATGATCTGCATGAGCATGGGCGTGAGTTCGGGCACCTGCTGGCCAGCCGTCACGGCTTCACGCAGGAAGTTGCCAAACGCGCCGATGAACTCGATCCGCTCCTGTTTGACTTGCTGTTCGTCAAGCTGGACAAGGCTATCCGCCGCCACTTCGATACGGAAATTCCGTAGCGGGTTGGCGGAAATAAGCTCCAGGGCTTGCGGGATCAGTTGCTGATCCTCGGGCGTCATTTGGTCCGCAGCCGCGTATTTCAGGATCGTCTCAGGCTGGAACTTGGAACTAATGATCTGCGCCTTCAGGCGGATCAGGTCCGTCGCAAACAACGCCACGGACTCTTGCATGGACCGCAGCCTAAGCCCGGCATACTGGCCCTTGATCTGCTGCGCGGTGGCCGTTTCGCTCGCCGCCGTCTGGCCGCGAATGATATCCGAGATACCCGTGATTTCGTAAATCTGGCCCTTGATCTGCTGTTGCGCCTGATAGCACTGAATCAGGGTCGCCGCGATGGCGTCGATAGGCAGAAGGTCAATTGTCCCTTTAAGGCCACCTTTCTCGCTGAACGCAGCCCACTTGTCGGTAGGTATAAGGGTATTGTTATCTCCCTCAGTCAAAAGCCGCTGAAGCGCGGGCTGCGAAGAATCATAAATACCGCGAACGCGGAGCGCCTTGACCAGTCCGTCGATGCGGTCCGTCAGGATATCCAGTTCGTTGGCCTGATCCTGATACAGCACGAAATCGGGGATCGGGACGAGCGAATCCGTCGTCGTGGTCGCATACAGCGGCTTGGCGCACGGGAAGAAGCCTTCGACGCCCAGCGGGTCGTCGCGCTCGTCCAACAGTTCGGGATAGGATTCGCTGAACCAGTAGACCTTTTGCGTCTCGCGGTCCCACAGTTCGCAAATCTTGGCCTGATCGTTCTGCTTGCTGGATTGCCCGTATTTTGTCAGGCCCTCGGGCGAGTCATTGGTCGGAATACGACGGGCCAGTTCATCGCCAAAGCGCTCTTGTAAAGCAGGCTTTGACATATAGACCCAACGCCAAACCTGCGTGACCTCTTCCCATGTCCGCGCAACGTTGTGTCCAAAGTCCTTCCAATGAACGTAATCGGTCGGCGCGCACTCGTATTCGATGGCCTCTTGCGGCTCCTGGCCCTGATTGTCGCCTTCGGGGTCAACGTCCTCAGTGACCTGATAACCGTCTTCAGGCTCGCCAACCTGCACGATATGCGGGTCATAGCGCACCCACGCCACGCCGCGACCGCCGAGGAAGCGATCCTCAACGGCGTTTTTCATCGCAGCGCGGAAGTCGGGGTAATGCTCAATCTCGTAGTCCAGGGCGCGCTCAAGAAGCAGGCTCGCCACCCGGCCAACAGGATCATTGTCCGCAAAACGCCGCGATACGTCCGCTTTTGGCAGCCGCGAGAACACGGCGGGCACAAGCGTCTGCACGTTTGACCACAGCACGTTGAACCGCGCCGATTCAGAGCCCGTCGCACCACTCGTGCGCACATCATCACGATAGCGGCGGATGATCTTGGTGGCGCGAGCCTCCCACTTGGTGAACTCGCGATTGTATTGCCCGATGACGTTCAGGTATTTTTGCAGGGCGGGAGTAACAGGCAATTCAGCCACGATTAGCCCCTATCAGGCAGAGAACACGCCAATAGCAAGAACTTCAACGCCCGCGCCGGTCGTCACTTGCCACGCCCCGTTTCGGGACACGACATTCATCTCAATGTTGTAGTTACCAACACCACCGCCGGGGCTGTTCGGCAAAACCGTGTGCGAAGCGCCCGATCCGTCCTTGATCTGCACCTGAGCGGTCGCCGCCGTCGTAACCGTGCAGACAAGACGGTGAATATAGTCCCCCGCAGCGCCAGTGCCGCCAAGAACATGATTGGTTTGGCTGACGCCCACATGTTCGTATTGATAGCGATACGGTGAATTGACGCCGCTCATATCCGTTGTCTCCGTGGCCGGGGTGTCGTGGCCCACATGTCGTTCAGTGTAGCCGAATTTTCTTCACCCACCAACAAAGTATGTGGATTTGCCGATTTTTTGTCCCGAAACTGCCCTTTATCCCATGAAACCGCCATCATCCGCATGGCATCTGCCGGATGCGAGCAATTGTGAACTAAAGCGCCGTTAGCAAGTGAGAACTCCTCGACGCCCGGGACACTCATGCACCAGACATCAGCCGTCTCGTTCAGCCTTTTTACGCTCTCGATAACGAGCCGTGGCGGCTGAATCAGCGCCGCGTTCTCTGTAAGCCTTAACCTTGCAGGCAGACGAGCAATAAATCTGCTCATGGCCTGATTTCCGAACGAGCGCCATGAATTCAGAATTGCACTCAGGGCAATTCTTGGGTTCACGCTTCCATTTTGTCCAATTCTCTTGCCGTGCGGCGTGTCGCTTGTGCCAAAGGCGTCCAGCTTCCGAACGGTGCCATTCAGCGGCTGCTGAACGCGCTTTTTCGTTGAAAGTGCGCTTTGGCTGGGCTGCCAGCGTTTCGCGGAGGTGGATTTCCGCCGGAAGGCACTCCAGATTTTCCAGTCGGTTGTTAGCCCGGTTTGAATCGCGGTGGTGAATGTGGCAGCCATCGGGAATTGGGCCAAACGCAGTCCGCCAAACATCGCGGTGGAGATATTTGCCGCCACGCTTGAAATATTTGTCGCTCTCCCAAATTCGGTAAAGCCCGCCATCAAAATATTGGGTGATGGGATCAAGGAAGATTGGATCAGCATACCCTGGGTCAGGGATTCGGCGGATTTCCACCCGTTGACCGTCTTGAATAAATGATCCGGCGTGCATTTCACCGAATACCCGCCTGCGAACGTGACCTCCACAAGAGGGGCATTGGTCCGAGTGATCCTCGGATTGGTGTATCGCTTCCAGCCACATGATGTCAGAACCTCACCACTATCAGGTAGGTTCATAATCTGTTGCGTTCCGTAACGTGTCAAGACTTCCGTGTCGCCCGTAAAGCACCAATTGTGCTTGGGCGTGGGCCTGAAAGCCTTGCGATCCTCGTCATATTCGCGCTCATACTGCCTGAGCGCTTCAATTCCCTCATAACACTTCTTTTCGTCGAACCAGCAGAAGGGCAGCGTCTTTCGGACCGCCTGAATCCCGTCCTGAAGGCTCAAATTGGGCACAATCGACATGTTTTCCATGCCAAGGTATTCCCCAAGCTGCTCGATAATGCTCTTTCCTTCCGCCGCAAGGGTCTTGGCCTTGGCGTCATGCGGCAAAAAGTGCTTCTCATAGTGATACGGCTTGTCCGTGACGATCTTGCACAGGCTTTTTACGCCTATACCGCTCACGGCATGGTAGTCGATCACATGAATCTCATTGCGTAGCACCTGATACCACCAGATTGCGGTATCATCCTTGTATCCCAAGTCCCAGGCCGTGAACGTCGGCAGGCTAGGATCATAATCCACCTTGCCAATGCGCTTTTCTTCCGCCGCAACGCGCATCTCAACGCCATAAAACGCGCCAAGAATCGCCGCCTCAAAGCTGCATTCGTATTCCTGCTCGTACTGGTCCTGAGACAACTGCCTTCGGTTGTCGTCAAGTTCCGTCTCAGGCAGGATTCCGCTCTCGGACGCCTTCAGGATCAGGTGAAACCACTCTTTCGGGTTCATCCTGGCGGTCTGCAACACCTCCCAAAACTGATTCTTGCCCTTGGGTGTGCCCCCAAACACCGCCCAGCCCTGCTTATCCGACAATGCAGGGCGAATGACGTTACCCCAAACACTCGGCTTGAAGTCGCCATACTCATCCATATAGACGCCATCAAAGCCAAGACCGCGCATGGCGTCGGCGTTGTCCGCCCCAAACAGCCGAATCCGGCTGCCATTAATCA